CCTGTGCTTCTGTGGTAAACCATCCAACTACCAGTGCCAGATGTTTTTTTGACCCAAATCATCCCTGGCACACTGCCAAGACTATGTGAAACAATGCGCCCAGCCGTACCATTGCCCGTGTAAGTAACAACATCAAAAAATCCTGGCGCTTTGCGGAACGTCCAAGAGACGTACTTTTCTGCGTTTCCGAATTGGTCGGTGCCGTCATTAACCCTTGCGTTATTTGGAACCGTATATCCTGTAGATGCAAAATTAAATGAAGCTATTGCGTTGTTTGCATCAGTCTCATTGCCTTTTAAGAAAAAATCACCCCTTTCACTGTCAACAAAAATATGGTCGTTAAAACTGTCACAAGTGGTTCTAGGTTTTGTCCAAACCAGTCCGCCCTCACCGCTTAAATCAATTCCATTTGTAATCGTTTGCGTGCTGTCATTTCCTTCATACAGAAAACAGCTGAACACGTCATCGACGTACACTTTCCCACCACCTGCATTACCTGCAGCGCCTAGTTGTAATGTTTTACTTAACATAATACATTACCTCAAGCGATTGCAAGGAACATGTAAGTGCCGCCACTGGCATTCAGCGCAGCAGGAGCTGATGAAGTCACTGTAAAGCCTGAATTGAGCGGATCAATGTAATCCGTGTTTGTGTCCTGAGCCGCACGGTCATTCAACAAAAGATAGGGATCATTCCCGCCAACAATTCCCCTAAGTGAATCGAAAAGATACCAATCACCACTGCTGTCAGTGCGCTTGATCAGTACAAATCGAGCGCCTGCGGTAAAGCCGCAATTAACGTCAATGTTGTTGCCTGTGCCGGTGTAGCTGCCGACTTTTGAGATGCCATCAAGTGTGGCAAACAGGTAGGCGACATAAGGGTTGCCTGGGGTGCCAGCATTGAAATTACTCTGAACTGTAAAAACACTGCTGGTAGGCGCTGTATTGTTCCACCAATTAGTTGATGTAATAGGCGTGCTATTGCCGTTTAATACAATAGCTTTTGTTGCCCCAATAACTGTGTGATAACAGTACCAACTAAAAGTTGGGTCTCTTTGTTTGACAATTATAAATTCAGGTGCAGAGCCTAGGTTATGAGAAATGTTCCTGGGATTACTTTGGTCTCCGTCCCAACATACGATGTCAAAAAAACCTGGAGCGCGGCGGAACATCCAAGACTGATATTGAGAGTACCAACTCTTGCCCCAGCCTACATTTGAATCCCATGTGTAATCAGCATCTGTTTGTTGCGCAAAGTCATTGTCAGATCTCAAATAGTTAGTGCCAGTCAATCGAGAAGTAAAATGTGGTGCGTAGCCGGCTGACGAAACAATTCGGCTTATTGCAAAATCTACGGGGAAATTGCTGTCATAGGCCGGAATGGTTGAAGAGCTATTGCCAGTATCCATAGCAAACACATCCGTTGCAGACTCAGGTGGCTTGTTAGGACGGCGGATTGCGATGTAGATGTATTCGGAACCAGATGCGTTGTGGTCCGTACTGTTTCCTTCTAAAACGAACCCTGTTGAGTTTGGCTTCCAATATCCTGCGGAGTTATCGGCAATATTAAGGTTTGGGTATAAAGTAAGTCCGCCAGTCGTTGCAACGGGCATTCCTCTCATCGTATCCATTAGCAGCCAGTTAGCGGTGCCCCCAGATGCCCGTTTGACTAACACCCACTGAGGTTCAAACCCTAAATCAATGGCTTGAGTCCCACCATTGCCACCGTAGTTCCCACATTTAATGATCGCCTCGTCTTCATCCGCGCCAAACGATTGATCGTCGTGGGCGAAAACGTAGGCGACGTAGTTGTCTGTATTGCTTTGATATACATTACCTAACGTAAAATGAGTTGACGTTGGCGCAGTATTATTCCAATAACCATTGTTATTATTTCTAGCTGCAGTGGTAAACTCTAACCCATAGTTTTCTGGAGAACTGGAGTCAACTCCGCGATGGTAAATATACCATCCGGCAGAAGAGCTGTCTAGATTTTTAACGATAATACATCCAGGTACGCTGCCTAAATTATGAGCGATTTGCTGGCTAGATGCTCCGCTTGACGTGAATGTAACGATGTCAAAAAATCCTGGTGTTTTGCGGAAAGTCCAAGAGCAGTAACTTTCTCCAGAAGGAGAATTTACTAGAGCATCACTACCTAATTCAAAGCCATCGTCATTAAAGGCTTGCAACTTGCGGCCACCGGCATCAAATACTGCTTCACCAGTGCTGTTACTAATCAAAGTATTATTGACGCCTCTTTCGGTGTCAAAAAGTTGGTGGTTTCTATTGTTATCTCTTCCTTTGATCCAAACTAATCCGCCCTCACCATCTAGATCAATACCATTAACAATGTCTCGTGTGCTGCCACTCCCGTCATACAAAAACGTGCTAAACACGTCATCAACATAGACCTTTTCGCCACCGGCTGAACCGGCGGCTGCTGTTTGTAATTGTTTTCCTAGCATC